GTAAGAACGTTGGAATCAATTATTGACTACCAAGATTATCCTGTTCTTGCTGGAGAAAACTTTACAAAAAATAGAAGATCGTTAGGTATCGGCATTACTAATTTTGCTGGATACTTGGCGAAGAACAAATTAAAATATGATGATCCAGAGACTCTCAAATTAGTTCATGAGACTATGGAAAAAATACAATGGCATTTACTCAACGAATCTTGCAAATTAGCAGAAAAATTGGGTCCATGCAATAAGTTTGCGGAAACAAAATATGCCAATGGCTTGCTACCAATAGATTGGTACAAAAAAACAGTTGACGAACTTGTGACCCCGCAGTATACTATGGATTGGGAGAGTCTAAGGCAGAGAATATCAAAGCATGGGCTAAGACACTCTACCCTTACTGCCATCATGCCTTGTGAATCTTCTAGCGTCATTCAGAATAGCACTAATGGAATAGAACCAGTAAGAAGCCTTATGTCATATAAGAAGGCAAAAAACGGAGTTCTAAAACAGCTAGTGCCAAATTATGCCTCTAGAAAAAACTATTATACCCTAGCGTGGGAAATGGAAGACAACAAGGCGATTTTAAATATTTGTGCGGTCTTGCAGAAATTTGTCGATATGAGTATTAGCGTCAATCTATATTACAATTATTCCCATTATCCTGACGGCAATATTCCGTTGAGTATTTTGATCAAAGATCAAATTTACGGGTATAAATATGGTGTGAAGAACTTTTATTACTGCAATACTCCTGACGGTGACGGTCAAACAGAAAAGTCTTCGGGTTGTGAATCCGGTTCTTGTGCAATATAAGGAGTACATATGAAAACAATACTAAATAAGCATAACGTTGATTACTTGGCACAACCCCTTTTCTTGGGAGAAGACCTGTCCCTACAGAGATATGACAAGTTCAAATATCCTGTATTCTTTGATTTATACAAAAAACAGCTAGAATTCTTTTGGAGGCCAGAAGAAATAGAGCTGAAGAAAGATCGTAACGATTTCAAAAATGACGATGTAATGTCAGAAAATGAGCGTTTCATCTTTACATCCAATTTAAAATACCAAACAATGATGGATAGCGTAATCTGTCGTGGAGTTCCTACGCTAACAGAATATGTTTCTAATCCAGAATTAGAAGCATGTATGAACGTATGGCAATTCTTTGAACAAATTCATAGCTACAGTTACACATATATCATCAAGAACGTTTATAGCAATCCAAGCGAAATATTAGATAGCTGCTTAACAGATAAAGAAATTCTAAAACGAGCCAATGTGGCTATCAAAGAATATAACGCCCTGAGAGAAATAGGACATTCCGGCAAGCTTAAAGACATTAAAAAGCAGATTTACCTAACTCTCGTAAGCGTTAATATACTTGAAGCTGTTCGTTTTTATGTCTCTTTTATTTGTGCATTTGCATTTGCTGAAAATAAGAAAATGATAGGCAATGCCGATATTATTAAATTGATCAAACGTGATGAGGCTTTACATCTTTATAATACCCAAGAGATTCTTAAGATTTTACATACCAATCCAGACGAAGGATTTGTAAAGATCGCAGAAGAGTGCCAAGAAGATGCGGTGAAAATGTTTGAATCAGCCGCTACAGAGGAAAAGGCTTGGTCAGAATATCTCTTTAAAGATGGGTCAATTATTGGCTTAAATGAAAAGGTCATGGCCGACTATATAGATTGGCTTTGTATGACCAGAAGAAAAAATATTGGCCTACCATATGATAAGGGTTGCAGAAATCCCATCGCTGGATGGACCGATCCTTGGATGAATAGTGAGTCTGTACAGGTAGCACCGCAGGAACACGAAATTACTTCATACAAAATTGGTGCTAGCAAGAACGATCTTGAAGATACTGACTTTGGAGGAATCGAACTATGACAACAAGCACCGTGAAGGTTGTGTTACTCAACGAATTGGCAAAAATGCCAACAAAAACAAATCTTACTGATGCCGGATTTGATTTATACTCAATTATTAACACCGTCATCCCATCAAAACAACGCAAGACTGTCAGCACCGGAATATCGCTAGAAATGCCAGAACATTTTGCTGGTTTAATTTGGCCTAGATCGGGCCTATCTGTTAAACAAGGTATAGATGTTCTAGCAGGAGTAGTGGATAGCGGATATAGAGGAGAAATAATGGTTTGTTTATACAACACTTCTGACGAAAATGTTACTATAAACACCGGGGATAGAATCGCTCAGATTATATTCCAAGAGGTTCCTCGCGTACTTATGGAGGTCCATGACTCGTTAGGTTCCTCGCAACGAGGAGACAACGGCTTTGGCAGCAGCGGAAAATAACAACTCGAAAAAAAATAAGAAAGCTAGAAATAGAAATCAACCAAAAGAAAATGTTCTCGTAGCAAAGACAGAAAACCAAAAAACATATATCAGATCAATAGTAGAAAATGATATCACATTTTGTACTGGACCGTCTGGAACCGGTAAATCTTTTATAGCTGCCGGTATTGCCGCTGAACATCTTGTAAAAGATAAGATTGAGACTATAATAGTAACAAGGCCATTAATTTGTACTGGTAAAGATATCGGATCATTACCCGGAGAATTGAATGAAAAGATTAAACCATATTTACAACCAATGGAAGAGAATTTAAAATACTTTCTTGGAAGAGATAAGTTTGGATTATATTTCAATACCAGACGCATCAAATTTGAACCCCTAGAAACAATGCGTGGTGCAACATTTCATAATGCTTACATGATTCTTGATGAAGCACAGAATTGTACATTAGAACAGATAAAAATGTTTATTACGCGAATGGGTGAAAATTCCAAAGTCATTATCAACGGAGATACCAAACAGACTGATCTTTACAATAATACCGGTTTATCATATTGCTTGAATAAACTCAGTGATATAAATGGTATCGGTATTTGCGAGTTAGGATATAGTGATATTCAAAGAAATGGAATATTAGGAGCTGTATTACACGCTTTAGAATCTTGAGGACAAAATGTTATATGATTATAGGTGCGACAATTGTTCGCACGAATTAAAGGATGTTTATCAGTCTATCAAAGATAATGCTCTCACGGAGTGTCCTGCTTGTGGAAAGGACACTCTGTGTAGAGTAATATATGGTGGACTAGGATCGTTTATGAAGGAAGCCAAGACTATAGGCCAGTTAGCAGATAAAAATTGGTCAAAGATGGGTTCTTATCAAAAATCAGAAATAGAACACGAACGCAAGTCTCAACAAAAAGAAGAAGCTTCGCCCTTCTCTTCCTTTGGCAATGCTTCAAGAAAAGAAATTGGCAAAATGACACCGGCTCAAAAAAAGAAATATATTATCACAGGTGAAAAATGAAGTTTATTCAGTCTCATTTGGATGTTGAAAACAATAAAACATCTACTCAGAATCTTTTTGACGATAAGGGAAATCCACTCAATGACGAGAAAGATAGGGTTTGGGCTAAGAATCTAGTAATAGATTTAGGGCACAATCAGCATCAGCATCAATATTTTATCCGCACGTATAACAATATCCCTCTTGACCCTATGGGTCCAGAAGCTGGTAGAGATATTTGGAGAAGAACAGAACTCAAGTCTGTATCTCAGAAAACCTTTGACTATTATATGTTATATCTAAGGTCAAAGAATGGACTTTATATGACAAGGGCACAAAGGAGTTTTATCAATGGCTAGTAAACGAGGACCGCTTAGTAAGGCAGAAACATTTTATATCGAAGAACATGTAAAGATGGGCCAAGATATTACAACTATAGCCACAGATTTAGATAGGCCAGCAAAGTCAATAGAAAAATGTGTTGCTAAAGCTCAAAAAGAAAATGCACCAAAAGGATTAACGGCGTCTGATCAGTTTATTCGTAAGAATGGTGCTGTAATTATGACAGAGAATGCATCCACTATTAGTGACGCACGAAGAAAATCTACTGCAAATAAGCGCAGTACTAGCTGCGTAATTAAAATAAAAGATGACTAAGCTAGAGCTAAGTAATATTACTCTTGTTTGTGCAACCTCGGACAAAATAAAAGAAACTTTAAAAGCTATTGAAATTTGTACGAATTATGCAAACTTCGATAAAATCATACTTTTTTCAGATATTGATACAGAATACACTATAACAATTGACAAATTAAATTCCACGTTAGAATATAACAAATTTGTATATTATGAATTGCCCAAATACATCGATACTGAGTTTATTCTTAGCATTCAATGGGATGGATTTATAATTAATCCTCTGGCATGGACAGATGAATTTTTGCAATATGATTACATTGGGGCACCTTGGCCTTGGAACCAACTTTGTGGGAATAGTGGTTTTTGTCTAAAAAGCCAAAAGTTCTTAGAGTCACAAAAAATATTATCGCAACAATATGATTTAGAGAATGATGATGTTCATGGACACCACGGATTGCACGATGATGTTATGCTATGTATAAAGTTACGTGATCAGTTTACCGAACTGGGATGCAAATATGCTACTCCAGAAGTAGGCTATAAATTTTCAACAGAATATGGTGTATATGATGAACATAAATCTTTTGGATTTCATGACTTTAGACAACAACCACAATTTAGACACTTAATTTACGGATAAAAATATGATTACTTCTTATGAGGCTTGGTTAGAAGAATATAGAAAAGATAAGTATAAGATATGGATTAGAGTAACCTTATCTAATGGGGCCGACGTTTATTTGCCAGAACATAAAGATTGGTTAAAACTTAAAATATATTGCGAAGAAAATAAACTTGGTATCACAAGTGTTGGATTACAGTATCGTTCTCATTCAGTGGGGGTTGATACATCCGATGCCGATGGTGTATACTTGGTTCGATCCCTTGTTGGAGTAATGGGAGAAAATAGCAGAAATACTATAACGATTGGTAAACTGTACGGAACCGACGTTCATAAAACGCTATGGATTACTCCAGAATTGATTGAAGAAACTAAAGAAATTACGAACGTTGACGAATGCTTTAAGGAAGCGTTGATATTGAATTATGAAGAAAAAACCGGAACTATTTAATAAAAATTTTCAAAAGCAATGGTCTGAAACTCATAAATACAAGCATATTCATACTGGCGAATACTGTACTTTTGAGGCGTATGTTGCAGAGTATATTGTGTTGCGAAGATCAGAAAAGTTGAATTTGGGGAAGCCATCTTATAAATTTTGGACCAAGGGTGATCCTCTACACTGGCTTTGGAAAAAGCAATATGGTGCCGCTATCCAACTTAAAAAGAAATATAGCGAAGAAGCTATATTGAGTGCTATCAAATCTAAGGATTTTGATGGCCTTTTGGTTCTAGGCGTTCAGAATGGCAGAGGATACAAAGTTAACCCTCTAGCAGAAAAAGTGATTCAAAAGCACCAGAAACTTCTAGAAGAGTCTCAGCAGAAAATTGAAGTCAATATGAATGTTGAAACGGAAGAAAAACAGATTGAGACAAGATCGACGCAGAGCTATAATACAAAAAGGACTACCATGAACCAGTTGAGGAACCTATGAGTAAGACAAAAAAGGCAAGTACGAAGTTTGCAGAAGACAGTGTAAGCAGTTCAATTGTTGGCAAGTATGGCGACGTTGTTCGCAGTGGTACGGAAGTACTAGACAATATCAATAGCTTATCTGTAGTTGGCGTATCGCCAGCACTAGATATCGCTTTAGGTGGAGGGTTACGCGAAGGTTCAGTCGTTGTAATGACGGGTGATCCAAAGAGCGGGAAAACAACAACTGCTTTACATTTTGCATCAAAATGTCAACAACTTGGTAAGCGTGTCATCTATGTAAACACTGAGGGTAGACTATCTAAACAAAACTTTGATGGTATCAAAGGATTACAGCCAGATAATATTTTGATTATAGAGTCAACCGATGAAAGAGTATTATCTGCGGAAGACTTCTTGAATATCATAGAGTTTTATATCAATAATGATCCCGGCTCCTTGATTATAGCGGACTCTCTTTCAAATATGGTTCCGGCGTGTGAATTAGAAGGAGAAGTTCGCACCGGTGTTAGAAATGCACTCCCAAGGCTCTTGTCCATGTTCTTCAAAAGAATCAGCGGAACCCTCATGAAGAACAAGACTATTTTAATATGCATCACACACAACATTGCCAACACTGGAGGTTCCCCATACGCACCACAAAAGATGGCAGATTGTGGAAATATGTTGCAATATCAAGCTGGAACAAATATGATTATAACCCATCGTGGTAAATGGCAAGTTCCAAAAGATACCGGTCCTCACGTTGGTCAGATTGCTAATTGGGTAATTAAAACTTCTAATGCTGGAGGCAGACCAAATAGCACAGCGGAAAGCTGGATTAAATATGGCATTGGAATAGACGAAGCACAAGAAATCATACAGATTGCATGTGAGTTCAGATTGATTAAAGCTGCTGGAGCGTGGTATACGATACAATGTGCTGTAGATGAAGCAGATAATCCTGTTGTTGCAAAGGTTCTAGAAAGCAATAGCATAAACAAAACTCCAGATGAAATAGAGAGATTTTTCAAGTTTCAAGGCATCAACAATGTGGCAGAGTTTATCAACAATAATCCATCTATTGCTAGCTTCCTGTATCAGAAAATAAAGGAGTTGCATTGAAAGTTACTGGCATCAATGGTAAAGAATATGTATGGAATCTTACTGGATATGATGTTTTTAACGACGATAAGCGTAAAAGATCAAAGTTTCATGTTAGAGCAAGGGGACTATTAAAAGAACTATTTAATAGCTATAGAATACTAGAAGAAGTAAAACTACCGGGAAGTACAGAGTTACACAGAAAATCTGTACTGTACCTTGACTTTTACATCCCTTCGATTAAACTAGCCATAGAAGTTCATGGGCAACAGCATTATGAATTTTGCCCATTTTTTCACAAGAGCAAAGCGGATTTTTTGAAGGGAAAAGCTAGGGATGAAGATAAAATAGCTTGGTGCGAATTGAACGATATACGACTTGTAACTCTAAAATATACAGAAAGTGATGATGAGTGGCGACAAAGAATTAAAAGCATCTGATAGACTAGCAGAACATCTTGAGTCTATCAACAACTATATAAATAGCACTAATACGAAGTTCTCTTCTTTTAGAGAAGAGTATCTATTAGTGTCAGACTTATCAATGGATCAACTCAGAAAGTTGACTCAGCAAGAATTATTCGATGCCGCATATTTAATGTATGGATATGCCACATATATTCAAGACGAAATTAATAAAAACAAGGTTGCTTTAAGTTGGTGCCATGATCAAATGGAAAAGCTCATTGTAAAACATAATCAAGATTTCAGTCAGTATACAAAACATGAATCCAAAAAACATATTTTGTCACAAAACAATTCATATGCAGCGGCTTTGGAAAACATGAGGGAAGTTGCAGAGGCCAGACTTAATTTATTAGATGGTAAGGTTTATGAATTAAAAAGAAAGGCAGACATTCTGCTAGAGAAAGGAAAACGACAATGACCGATTTTAATGATTTCATCGCATCGTTAACTGATGAACAAAAAGCTAAATTTATGGCTGCTTTGTCGCAAAATACAACCAAGCCAGCCACTCCAGCACCAGAAACCAAAACTCAATCACGACAGAGTTCTGTCACTGTCGGTGATAACTTTATAGTTACAAAGACAGAAGAAACTTCATCAAATAGTAGGAGAAGAGAACCCGTGAGAGCCAAGAAGAATCAGTGGACTGACGAAGGGGAATTTAGAGATATTGAAACTAATTATGGCGAAAAAACCCCAAGAAACAGACCACCACAAAAGAAGGTAGACGTTGAATGTAGCGTATGCGGGCGATCATTTAAAACAGACCCAAGATATGTTTATGGAGAATATCATCGTTGCAGCAAGTGTGTTGGACGATAAATTATGGATAGTAAACTAACAGACATAGGAGCAGAACGTGCGGTTTTAGCTGGCGTTATGCAGCACGGAATAGATGGATATGTTTCTATATCCGATCTTGTTACCGTTGATTCATTTGGACATGCTAATAATCAAGTTTTGTTCAAGTGCATAGACAAGGTTATCTCTAATGAACAAAAGATAGATATACCAGCTTTATTGTCTGCGGCTTCACAGCTAAATCTATATGATTCTATCAACACCCCACAAGAGTTAAAGTATATCAAGTCTTTGTTTGATTTTCCAATTAGCAAAGAGAATATTTTTAGTTTTGCTATACAACTCAAGAAGTTTGAATTTGCTCGTAAGATTAAGAAGCTTACAGCCAAAATCCACAAGGATATTGATGATGTAACAGGATCAGAGTCTATTAATGATATTATTCAGATACTAGAAAATCCCGTTACAGAATTCTTGAGAGAAGATGACGGTGCCGAAAATCCTGAGAAAATAGGCAAGGATATAAAACAATATGTTGAATTTCTAGAAAATAATAAGTGCGATATTATAGGTATTCCTACCGGCTTTACTAGATTTGATGAAGCAATTGGTGGAGGATTAAGGCGAAAGTGCGTCGATTTGATCGCTGCTAGGCCAAAGGTTGGTAAAAGCGTTTTTGGTGATAATGTTGCTCTTAACGTAGCAAGCAAGGGATACCCAGTTCTTATGCTTGATACAGAAATGAGTAAAGAAGACCACCTAAACAGACTACTAGCAAATATTAGCGGTGTGCCAATTAATGAAATAGCAACTGGTAGATTTATTGACGATGAAGAAAAACATCAAAAGATTCTAGAAGCTATGAGCAAGCTAGAAAGCTTACCATATAGTTATATTAGCGTGGCTGGCAAACCATTCGAACAAATCTTGAATCTGATTAAACGATGGGTCATGCAAGAAGTCAAAACCGATGAAAATGGTAAAACTAACGATTGTTTAATCATATATGACTATCTCAAGCTTATGTCATCAAGTTCGATCACAAATAATATTCAAGAATATCAAGCACTAGGATTTCAAATCACATCATTGCATAACCTATGTGTTAAGCTAGATATCCCATGTTTGTCATTTGTACAGTTAAATCGTGATGGCATTACCAAAGAAAGTACAGACGCTGTTAGCGGTTCTGACAGACTAATTTGGTTATGTACATCATTCAGCATTTTCAAAATTAAATCGCCAGAAGAATTGGCAGAAGATGGTCCAAATGCTGGAAATAGAAAACTAGTACCTATTGTTGCTAGGCATGGTTCCGGCATGGATGATGGAGATTATATTAATATGTTGATGCAAGGTTCTCATTCTAAATTACGAGAACTCAAAACAAGAAATGAGTTTAAGAATCAACCAGTTGGTGATACTGGATTAGTTGACAATGAAACGCTAGACAAGTTGAAGAATGATGGACTTACAGAAGATTAAAGAAAAGCTAAATAGTAAAGCAACTGACGTATTTGATAAACTGGGCATGAAATATGAAGTGTTCGGTGACAACATATATTCTACTTGCCCCGTACACGATTCTAGCGACAACCCTAGGGCTTTTTCGTTTTCTATCGATAAAGGTATATGGAAGTGCTGGACAAGAGATTGTCAACATCAATATCGGAATGATATTTTTGGTTTAATACGTGGAGCATTGTCAAATAAAGAAGGCGAGGACGTTGGATTCTCTCAAGCATTGAAGTGGGCGTGTGGACTACTAGATGTTAGAAGAACAACGACTCCAGAACCATCACAGCAAGTTACTTATTGCGATGAGTTTAGTAAGCTTGTAGATATGATTAATGAGGAGGTTGTATCCAAAAAATCCATCAAGCCAATTGAATTAGACAATATTTCTTGCCCCTCGCAATATTTTCTTGGCAGGAATTTTAAAGAAGAAACGCTCAAGCATTTTGGTGTAGGAGATTGTCATACCCCAACATCGAAGAT